TAAGGTTTTTGTCTTTTTCATAATAATATTATAACATATTTTGGATACTTGACAAGTGGTGTAAATATGTGTACAATAACTCTGTAAGGGTTAGAAGGGGATATAAGGTAGTTAAGTTTCTTGATTAAGCTTAAAGACTTTTTCGAGTTTTTTACGAGCTTCGGTGACAGAAGATATATAACCCATTTCAGAATTTGGTTTTGTAATACCATTTACATCGTATGGTGAGTCTTCCTCACTAATATAATGATTATATAAATTAATTAGTTTTTGATCATTTGATTCGGTCATAGTAATGACTTTATCAAGTCTTATCATAAAAATATCTTCATTTGGTAATTCCATCCAAGGTTTAACTTTGATAAAAGTTCCTGCTGGAGTCACATTTGACCACATTAAAACAGGATTCTGCAGAACTATTACAGTATCATCTTCTTCATTATTATCTACAATAATGAGTGAGAAGATTTCTTCTCCAGAAACTAACTTAAGTATTGCGTAAAATTCGTCTCCCATCATTTTTTAAGTGGTATGTTGACTATATCATAATCAAAATTCTCTTCATTATAAATTTTGATTCTCTCAATCAGATGATTGAGTGTGTAATTTTTTCGAGATTTATAACTAATGTCATCAGCAATATCATAAAGAGTTGCTCTTGTCTTCTGATTACCTTTCCTTAGAACTCTTCCGATAGACTGTAAATTACGTATTCTTGACTTAGAGGGGGATGCAAAAATTATGTTGTGTAAATTTTTGATATTAATCCCAGTGGAAAAAGTCCCGTACGAGGCAACGATAATAGCATCACTCTCCTGCTCAGTGATTTCTCGAACTTTCTCTCTGTCTTCGGTTTCCACTCCACCATGAATAAAAAAGACATTTCGATTCTCAATAATGTTACTATTATTTATCAAATTGTAAAGAGGTTCTCCGTGCTTCTCAACTCTGGCAAATAGTATCAAAGTATTTCCTTTGAGATCAAGTGCAAGGTTTTTGATAAAGTTATTTCGTTTATTATGTCCGATAATATACTGAACTTCCTCCTCAAAATTCTCAAATTTATTTGGTGGGTGTTTCAATAGAAGCACGTTGATATCTAGTTTTGCAAGGTGCCCTTTCTTCATGAGCTCGTCAGTTTTGATGATCTTATAGGAAGTCCCGAACAATCCCTCAAGAACCCATTTATGAGTCTCACTTCCGTCTAATGTGCCAGTAAATCCAAATCGATACTTTGCACTATCAAGTTTTGTCATTATAGATATTAATGATTTTGATTTAAATTGGTGAGCTTCATCCCCAATCACAACAGAGAATCTCTCAAAATACTTTCTGGGGAGTTTGTAGATCGATTGCCAAGTTGTTATAATTACCTGAGAGTCTTTCTCTCTTTCTTTACCTGCATATACTTTGTGGCAAAATGAACCAACGTCCCAACCATAGTCTGCAAAATCTTTATACATCTGTTCTACTAACGATGTCGTCGGAACGACTATCAAAATATTTTTCTTCTTATCAACATAGTATCGAACAATCGAATATATCATCAGAGACTTACCCGATGCAGTTGGAGATATCAATAATTTTCTATTATGTCTTAAGGCGTCGTATACTCCATCTACCTGATAATCTCTGGGTCGATATTTAGATATCGAATTCATATAATCCTTGACACCCTCAAGTGATATCATATCATTAATCTCAAAAGGCAATCCATAGTATTCACTATCTGTGAATTCATATGTGTATGCGTGATCTTTACAGAATTGTATGATTCGATCAAGTAGTCCTATGTATATTTCCCCTTTCTGTGTATTAAATAATCTTATCTTACCGTCCCAAAATTTTTTTTGATATGCTGGTGAAAACTTTGCATTTGGAATATCAAAGGTGAATTGATCAGACAACTCATAATAGATGTGAGGTTCTGCGTGTATTTTTAAATACACTTCATTCTTTTTTGATATGATCAAATGTGACATTAAACATGCTCATCTAAATTTATTTAGTTAGGTAAATCCAGACTGAAAACGATGCCACTCGATGGCATTTTTGATTTGATAAGTTCGATTTGATATGGTGCGTATAATTTCTTCTAAAAACTTGAGGGTGGTATCATAATATCTTATCTTTAAATCTATCTTAGTCATCCTCTCATCGGCATCTAGGTGCCTCTGTATCGCATCCTTTTCCCTTACCTTATACGGAAATGGTTCTTCCTCATAAACTTTTGGATCTGCCTTTCCTGTGTAGTAATTATATCTTTCTAATTTAATTTTTGCTTTTTGATCTCTTGCCTTCTCGCGCATCAAAGTAATGGTATTATAGAGTGTATAATACTTTGAGTGTAACTGAGGTATTTTTAGTGACTCATCATGTAGGTTATCAGGATCAATGACAGCATCACGTTGCCACATCTCCTGAATTTCATCAAGATTCATAAAGGAGTTCTTCCGTCTGGTTTAACTATATTATACACTGTATACTTAAAAATTGCATCTGCTGTAAAGTAATTGATATCCGTATCTGTTGCTTCGAACTCAAGTGAAGATAAACTTATTGGAAATAGATCAAAGAATTTTACAATCGCAGTTGTATTAAAATTACTATTCAGTATGTGTAGATTACCATCACTAAAAACTATTTCTTTATCTCTTAATCCTTCAGAATCAGTTGTTGCCCTTTTAAATTGCTCTGTTGATTCTGGATATCCAAGTCCAGTCAACCAGTTATGTATTGCCATATAATTCTCTAAATTTTCATCGACTAAGAATCTTAGAGAAAATTCACCGTATTGTAACTTATCACCAGGCACATCAATGTCTTTAAGATAAGATGGTTGTAATGCTGTGCCAAGTGATATTTCAGGTATGCGAGCAGAATTACTAAAGAATGTTACTTTAGGAGTTTTACTCAATGTGAATTTAAATCCTACAGGAGATAAAAAATTACGATTCTCGATTTGTTTGGAATAGATTCTTGTCATTATTCTTCAATAACTGTGCTATTTTTCCACCATTTTGGTTGATATGTATATGATTTACCACCCAAAGTTCTAGTTACACTGGTTGCTTTTTGTGCATCAGCATCTGCTTTGTTTGTATATATTTTACGATTTTCATAGATATTTGTCCAGTGATTATCTCCCGCATAATATTCACCACCATCAACTGGGACAGAAGAACCTAGTGCACTAGTTTTTTTAATATGATAAGGCATTATTCTTTATCCTCTTTTTCTTTACGTTGGTCAATTTTCATAGATCCAGCTGCAATTTCTTGTCTTTTTCTTTTTATGGCTTCTAATCTTTCTTTTGCCTTTTCCTTCTCTGATTGAGATTTTTCCTTATTTTTTCTAAGACTTTTTAATTCTGGCGAATCATTTTTATCATCATCAGATGAATCGACATCTTCCATAAACTCTCTAAAGTTTTTCATATTAGTTTTTAGTTATTTAGAAGAGTTTTTCTTGTTCTTTAATCTCCTTCTAATTAATTTTGCATACCTAACATCTTGTTTTGTATATAAATCTGGATGTTTTTTTGCTATCTTAATTATTTTTTTAGCTGCTTTTTTATCGTCCATATGAGTATTTATACACAAAAAAAAGAGGGGTGTTACCCCCTCATTAATTAATCTACTAATCTTTTAGGAATACCATCACCGCATTCTTTACCAAATAATTGTGGTAAGAATCCTTTCCACTCATATGGCATTTTACCATTAAGTTTCATTTTCTTAAATGCATAATCACATACTAGATCATCAAGTTCTTCAAATCTTTCTTTAGCATCTTCACGTTGTTTAAGAACTGCTTCTTCAGACTCACAACCTTTAGTGTAACCAACAAGTTCTGTTGTCTCAAGGTCATCATCTTGAACAAACTTTTTCATGTGAGTCATGAAAGCATCTTTGATGTAGTCATCTTCTTTGGTACATAGAACTATTGGGTTTGTAATTTTCTCCTCACCATACTTTAGATCTAAGTCTAGAAACTCATATGCTTCTGATTTTGCTGCTGAACCTGTAGATATATGTCTAACGTTTACTACTTCAGATTCTACTAAGATAGATGATGCTATCTTATCAACTTCTTTTGACTTCCACTGATGCTCAGATCTATTGATCCATGTCTTAATCTCCTCAAGATCATCAATAGAGTTTCTTTCTGCCCATCTAACACCACAGTTGATAAAGTCTCTCCTAGTAGCTTCGTCTGATTTTGCATGATTATTAGCACTTAACTGAACGTGCTCTTTAACTTCATCAAAGTCATAACCATCTAATAGGTCATACAACCAGACAGGTGCTGATGTTTCTCCAAGATCAGAAAGCTCTATCCACCTATTGAATCCATCCCAAAGATAGTATTTTCCTTTGTGTCTTACAACAATCAAAGGTCTTTGTGTTGGATCGTATCCTATATGGAAGTCTTTTTTCTTACATCTAGTTCCACCCGCACGGGCACTGTTTCCATCTTTGTCACTGTCTGGATCACAGATAACATTTTCATCTATGAAGTCAAGTATCATAAACTCTCCCTCACTCAACCCCCAAAACTCTGGTGTGTCTGCTACTAATGCAGAAAATATTGGGTTGTTTACTAACTCATTCCAATTACCTCCTGCGAAAGGAATAAGGTTTCTAATGTTTGATGCTGCTATAGTCATAATTTATATATGTAAATCGTAAATTTATATAAGTAAATTATATATAATAGTTTTATAAAAGTCAAGGGTAGTAATAACCGAACATAAAAAAAAGACCCCCGAAGGAGTCTTTTGGAAATATGTAAAAGATATTACATAAGGTTCTTAACTGTAACTCTCTGATAGTATCTGTTGCTATTAGCAGTGATACGTCCAGTGTTAGTTGTGTTAGTTCCTTCTGCGAATGGGTTGGCCACGATTCCGTAACGAGTCTTAAAGCCAATTTTTGGCTGGAAGGAGTTCTCTCCCACAGCACGAACCATCTGTAATGGTACGTATGGGCAATAGAACAGTCCTGCATCGTATGGTGATGTACCTTTGTATCCGACAACATAGTACTGCTGACCACCTGTTGGTGAGTTTGCAGAGAATGGGTCGATGTATACTCTGTACTTACCTTGAAGAACACCAGCAAATGTATTACCTGTGTCATCAACGTTAAGATTAGCATTAAGTGCTGGA